GCGCAGCCACCAAAGGCTTGATGTCTAGAGGCCCGATGGCATGAACTACGCTGCGTTGGTTTCTGCGGTCTCCTCCTACACGGAGAACACCTTTCCTACAGTGGATATGAACTTGTTCATCACACAGGCAGAGAAACGCATCTACAACGCCGTACAAATACCATCTCTACGCAAGAACGTCACGGGCAGCACAACTATAAGCAATAAGTATTTGCAATGCCCCACTGATTTTCTGTCCGTATTTTCTTTGGCAGCAATAGACCCAACCACAGGTGCGTACACATTCCTGCTGAACAAGGATGTGAACTTCATCAGGGAAGCGTACCCCAAGCCAACATCCACAGGAGCGCCCAAGTTCTACGCCATATTTGGCCCCCGTTCAGACAACGAAGCAGAACTCACCTTTATCCTTGGCCCAACTCCAAACGCTGTTTACAGCACAGAGCTTCATTATTTCTATTACCCAGAGTCCATTGTTACAGCCTCAAACACATGGCTCAGTGACAACTATGACCCGGTGCTTTTGTACGGGACACTAGTTGAAGCCTACATCTACATGAAGGGTGAACAGGACATGGTTGTGCTGTATAACACCAAGTTTGGTGAAGCACTGACACAACTTAAACGTCTGGGTGATGGCCTAGAGCGACAAGATGCATACCGCAGTGGGCAAGCTAGGGTTCCAGTAACATGAGCATTGCCCAGACCCTGACCACATCCTTCAAGCAGCAACTGCTTCAGGGGGTACATGATTTCTCCACAGACACCTTCTATATGGCGCTGTACACAGCCAATGCCGATATAGGGGCGACTACCACCGTTTACACAGCAACCGGGGAGATTTCAGGTACAGGCTACACCGCAACAGGTCAGGTGATGACAGGCATCTCGGTCAGCGTCACAGACACCACAGCCTTTGTAAACTTCAGCAATGTGGTCTGGACAACAGGTGCGTTTACAGCACGGGGTGCGTTGATCTACAATCTAACCAAGAGCAACAAATCGGTGGCAGTATTGGACTTCGGCGCTGACAAAACCACCACCTCGTCGTTCACCGTTGTCATGCCCACCAACTCATCCACCACCTCATTGATACGGCTACCATGATCACAACCACCAAAGGCGAAATGGACGAATCCCTGCTAGACAAGCGGGAAGGAACCATAGATAACGATAACGAAACAACCACATGGCGAGAGTACTGGCTAGGTGGTGAATTGGTACATCGTTCGGCGCACGTACAATTAAAACGTGCTGTTGTAAGTTTTGGCGAAACCGCTGAATTTTAAGGAAATATTATGGCAAATACACAATGCATGACTAACTCGTTCAAGGTAGACCTGTTTAATGCAGTTCACGCTTTTAACGCTACAAATATACCGGCACACACTGTAGCTACGGCTGATGTGTTTAAAGCAGCCTTGTACACGGCGGCAAGTTCATTGGGAACCACCACGACATCGTTTACAAGTGCGGTTACAGAAGTATCGGGTACGGGGTACACCACTGGCGGGGTTGTAGTTACGTTTGGTACAGCACCAAGCAACACAACAACAACGGCGTTTCTTACCCCTTCAGCAACTATTACCTACACAACCGTCACTTTATCTACGTCATTCGATGCTATGCTGCTGTACAACAACACAAATGCGGGTAAGAACGCTGTAGCGGTATTTACCTTCACGGCTCAGACGGTGACTGCTGGTACGTTTTCACTAACGATGCCAACCAATGATGCGTCTACCGGATTGCTGCGGCTGGCATAAAGTGGTATGTCCACAGCATGGAGCGATGGCACATGGGGTAGTAATACTTGGGGTGGCAGTCAGGCTGCGCTCACAGGTGTGTCAGCCACGGGTTTGGTTGGAACATCTACTGGCACTCTAACCGCAGAACTTACGGGGGTTAGCTCCACAGGCAGTGTTGGAAACTTTGGGGTTGGAGTATCACTTACCGGGATAAGCTCAACAGGGAGTGTTGGAAACCTCGGGGTTGAACTGGCACTCACAGGAGTTAGTGCTACAGGCAGTGTTGGGACAATTACCACTAATGTCTCTACAAGCGCCAATCTGACGGGCGTAGATGCTACAGGTAGTGTTGGAATAGTTGGAATTGGTTTAGGACTAGCGGGAGTAAGCAGCACAGGTTCAGTTGGAACGGTGGTTCATGGGCATGAAGCTACAAGCGTATCAGCAACGGGGGCTGTAGGATCAGTAGGCGTTGGTATAGAGCTTACGGGAGTTAGTGCTACAGGTTCCACAGGTTTTATATTTGGCTCGACCGTAGCGCCGTTAACAAGTGTTTCAGCTACTGGAGCAGTAGGAAAGTTTGGAATTGGCCTTTCTCTTTCAGGTGTGTCAGCAACCGGATCAGCAGGGTCAATCTCGCAAGCGTTTGCTTGGAGTGTGATAGATAATACGCAGACAGCTAACTGGTCTGCTGTTTCGACGACTTAGGAGGATTTAATGCCAACATCATTCAGTACAAATCTGGCTCTGGCCCTACCCGCTACGGGGGAGTTGTCGGGTACTTGGGGCACAACGGTCAACAGCAACATCACCAACATGCTCGACGAAGCGTTGGGGTATCAGGCGTTTACTGCCACCGGAGGCTCAGACACACTGACCATCCCTGACGGCACAACGGGGGTAGCCCGTAGTATCTACATCCAGCTTAACGGTACGGGTGGTGGTACGGTAAACGTACCTGCAACCAAAACAAAGATGTACTTTGTTTTCAACAACACCGCATCTGCCATCACATTCAAGGTCACAGGCCAGACCGGGGTATCCATCCCAGCCTCTGCAAAGATTTCATTAGTCAGCAACGGTACAGACATCATAACCGCCGAGAACTACTTTGCTGCTTTGACTCTAGGCGCTGCGCTGCCGGTGGCATCTGGTGGTACAAGCCTGACCACTCTCACAGCCAACAACGTCATCCTTGGCAACGGCGCATCAGCACCGACCTTTGTAGCGCCAAGCACCAGCGGCAACGTGTTGACAAGCAACGGCACGACTTGGCAGTCAACTACCCCCGCAGCATCTGGCGCAAGCAAAGGCCAAGCAATTGCTTTCTCCATCATATTCGGCCTCTAAGGAAACATCATGGCAAACCCCAACATAGTCAACGTAACGTCCATTCTTGGTACAACGACATACTACGCACCCGCTGGTACAGCCGCACTTGTCCTTGTGCCTAACGCCGCCGCAAGCGGTACGGTGTTCAAGATTAACCAGATTGTTGTGGCAAACACCACTGCGTCTGCGGCAAATGCTACGGTGGCTATCTACAGTAACGGCGCGGTAGCTCAAGGCTCTGCCCCTTCAGGTGGTGCGGCTTACCCTATCGTGTCAGCAGTGTCCGTGCCTGCCAATGCTTCGCTGATTGCCGTTGACAAAACAACCGCCGTCTACCTGATGGAAGGCCACTCCATTACGATAACTTCGGGTACAGCAAGCGCCTTGGTCTTTACCATCAGCTATGAAGTAATTACCTAGAGGTAGCACCATGTCAATGCGCTATCAAGCTGGTATTGTCTTGCCGGGGTACAACCCGCTGCTGGTTCCCAACGCGCCTACGATTGGTACTGCTACAACCTCGTCCACAACTTCGTTGTCAATTACTTTTACAGCCCCAAGTGACGTGGGTGGGGGCGCAATTACAAGTTACGTTGCCGCAGCTAAAAGAACATCGGATGGAGTTGTGTTTACTGCTTCTGGCGCATCTTCACCAATTACTGTGACGGGGTTGACTGCGGTTGCATTTACGGTGACTGTGATTGCGGTAAACGTGTACGGGCCGAGTCCTTTGAGTGCGGCAAGTAATAGCGTCACTCCAGCAATGCAACCGGGTGATGCGTTTGGTGGCGGCTACTTTGCGGGACAAATATCTACTGCTGGTAATAGCATAGCGGACTACAACTTAGTAGTTGGCCCAGTTGCTTCTGCACAAAGCACACTGCAATGGAAAATAGTAAACACGACAACCGCTGGAACAACATCAGTTATTAACGGCCCAGCTAACAGCGCAGCTATGAATGACGTAACTCATCCTGCGGCTCAATTCTGTGAAGGTCTTACTATTGGTGGTTTTTCTGACTGGTATATGCCAGCTAAAAATGAGCTTGAGGTTTGTTATTACAATCTAAAACCAACAACTAATCCTAATCAAACTTCATCAGGAATAAACGCTAATGCAGTGCCAGCTAGGGCTAGTCCTTATACTTCTGGAACTCCAGCACAAACTTCTGCTACTAATTTTAAAGATACTGGCGCAGAAGATTTTACAGCGGCCTATTATTGGTCAAGTACAGAATTTAATTCTACTAAATCTTGGCAACAACAATTTATCAATGGATATCAAGGATATTATTACGGGCCTAAAAATACCTCGTGGAGTGTTCGTGCCATCCGCCGTGTCGCAGTCTAAGGAAACGTATGCCTAATTTTTCTGGAATCTGGACAGTCACTCAGCAGATGCAAGCTAAAGGTCAAAGCATTTGGCCTGAAGCACCGCCAAGCACTATTGGTCAGGCGTATGGGGGTGGTTTTTATGCAGGTCAGATTGGTGTATCAAGTGTGGCTACACACTATTTGATTGTTGGGCCGAGGTCTACTGCACAAACTACAGCTAAACAGTGGAAAAATGCAAATACCGCAACACCCGGCGCAGATAGTGTTATAGATGGCCCACAGAACACAGCCGATATGGTAGCTGATGGAAACTCTACGGTGTATCCTTGCGCCCACTTCTGTAACGACTTGGTAATTGGTGGTTATTCAGATTGGTATATGCCAGCACAAAATGAGTTAGAGGTGTGTTACTACAATTTAAAGCCCACAACAACGTCAAACGACACATCTTCTGGCATAAACGCTAACGCTGTTCCCGCTAGAGCAAGCAACTACACCGCTGGAACACCAGCACAAACAACAGCAACAGATTTTCAATCTGGGGGTTCACAGGCTTATGGTGCTGGAGGCTTTACGTATTACTGGTCT